GAGGCACACCATGCGTAGGCCCGGTGAGGTTCAGGTCTATTGGTGCTTCGGAGGCGGCGGATCGTCAGCGGCACCGGCACCCACACCAGCGGCCCCACCGCCGCCACCCTCCAAGATGGACGAAGGCGCGGCGGGCCGACAGGCCGCCGTCGACCAGTTGCGCGCGGCGCGTGCGTCCGGCTTCCAGTCGACTGTCGGGCCTTCGGGCCTCGCGGGCGTGCAGGACAGTTCGAGCAAGCCAGCCAAGACCTTGCTGGGGGCGTGACCATGCACAGGCCCGGCCATGTGCAGGCGCTCTACTGCTTCGGCGGCGGCGGCGGATCATCGCAACCGGCCCCGGCACCCGCGCCGAACGTCGGCGTGGTCAACGTCGACAAGGTCGCGGGCGATCCCTCGCAGGCTTACAAGTTTCGCGGCGGGCCAGCAGACCCGAACACGACCGGACGCATGGGCGGCGGCCTGCTCGTCGACAGCGCCAACAAGGCGGCGGCCAAGCAGTCGCTCGGCGGTACGTGATGTGCGGGGCCAACATACCGGGCAGCGGCATCGCAGGCGGCGGGCAGATGTACAACGCCGACACGGGGGCGGCGCTGCCGATGCCGCAATATCCCTACATGGGGTTCTACAGGACCGATCCCGTTACCAACAAGGCGCTGCCAGAGGAAGTCGCGCGGCTGACCGGCGGGGCCACCGCCGCCCGGACCCCCGATACCGGGCCAGCAGCCGTGCCGATTGCGCCGGTTGCCACCGTAGCGCCGCTGGGGGCAACAAGCGGCGGCGTTCTTAGCCGGAGCGCAGGCGGCGATCCCGCTGCCCTGCGCAAGACCCTGCTCGGAGTTTAGGAGGCGACCATGTGCGGCGGACGTCCATCGTATCCGGCACCGACACCACCCCCGGCACCACCGCCTATCGTCACGCCGATCACGCCCGTGACCGAGGGCCAAGCGGCGGGTGCGCCGTTCGATACCCGGTCAGCGGCAGCGGGAGGCCCGGCGGTCGGAACGCTGGGCGACAGCACCAACAAAGTTACGCAGAAGACGCTGCTGGGTGCGTAATGCCGGACATCAAGCCCGCCGGATGGTTCTGGGGGACGTTCCTGCGCTGGCTCGATTTCGGCGGGGTCTATACGCCATGGGGCATCTACCTGCAGCCGAAGTACTTCAACAACCGCTCGCTGCGCCGCCACGAACTCTGCCACTGGCTGCAGCGCCAGCGCGACGGCTTTGTCGCCTACTGGCTGAAAACGTTCTGGTATCTGGTCTGGTACGGCTATAACAACTCGCCCTACGAGGTCGAGGCAAGAGAGGCGGCACGCCGTGGCGGCTGACGTCGAGAAGCTGATCGCACGCTACAATCACCTCGACAGCGACCGGGGCAACTGGAAAAACATGTGGGACGATTGCGCCCGCTATGGCGCACCGCGCCGCATGGGCGCGCAGGGTCCGCGCGCCGACGGCGACCGCCGCATCAGTCCGCAAATCTTCAACCCCATCGGCATCCAGTGCGTGCAGACCTTGGCGGCTGCGATGCACGGCATGCTGATGAACCCGGCGACCAACTGGCTCAACATCCGGCTGGCCAACGAGGCGCTGGACGAGCAGGAGAGCGCCAAGCACTGGACGAACGGCGTGTCCAAGGGGATTTCCAACGCGCTGTCCTCGCCGTTCACCGCGTTCCACTCGCAGGCGAACCAGTTGCTGGAAGACATGGCGAGCCTCGGCACGGCGGTGATGTACGTCGGCCAGCAGAAGAAGGGCCACATCTTCGTGCGCACCTACCCGGTGTTCGAGTGCGTGGTGGCGGAGAACGAGTACGGCTTCATCGACACGGTGATGCGCGACAGCATGTACACCGTGCGCAGCATGGTCGACATCTGGGGCGACAAGGTTTCGCCGAAGGTGACGGCGCTGTACGACAAGGGCAGGTACGACGAGAAGTTCAAGGTGCTCAACGTCTGCTCGCCGCGCGAGGACAAGGACCGCGCCTACGGCAGCAAGACCCCGGCGAACATGCCCATCGCCATCTGCTACATCGAGGAAGGCGAGCAGCACCTGCTGGAGGAAAGCGGCGTCGAGGAAATGCCCTACGTGGTGCCGCGCTGGTGGGTGATTTCCGGGGAGGTGTTCGGGCGCTCGCCGCTGATGACAGCTTTGCCGCAGGTCAAGGTCGCCAACGCTGCAACGCGAACCGTGATGCGTGCGGCAGAGAAGGCAGTGGACCCGCCGCTGACCGTACCGCACGAAGGCCTTGTCGGACCAGTACGCCAGTACGCGGGTTCACTGACCTACCTGCGCAACAAGACCGAAATCGGCCAGATGCCGACCTCGGCGCAGTTGCCCTACGCGGGCGAGTACATCGCCAAGCTGGACGACGCGATCAGGACGACGATGTTCGTCGATCAGGTGCAGTTCGTCGGCGACTTCAAGATGACGGCAACGGAAGTTATCCAGCGGCAGACAGAGCGCATGCGCCTGCTCGGCCCGGTGCTGGGCCGCCTTGAGAACGAGTTCTTGAACCCGCTGGTCGAGCGGGTGTTCGGCATCATGTCGCGGATGAACGCCTTCGAGCAGCCGCCCGATGAAATCCAAGGCGCGGACATGCGCATCGAGTATTCGTCGCCGCTGGCGCGGGCGCAGAAGTCGCAGATCGCGCAGGGCTTCGAGCAGGTGATCGCTGTGCTCGAACCGCTGGCCAAGCTGGGGCCGGACGTGGCGCAGCAACTGTTCGCGCCCATCGACATGACCAAGGTCACGCCGATGCTGTTCGACTGGTTCGGCGTCGACGACGCCATGCTCAAGACCGACGACCAGACCGCGCAGATGGGCCAGCAGGCGAACCAGAAGAACATGATGGCGATGATCCCGATGCTGGCCAAGGCGTTCAAGGATGCGGGCGGCGGCACCGACAGCCTCGCCTCGGCGGGCAAGCAGGCGGTCGAGACGGTCGGGCAGGCGCAGCAGACACCGCCGCCCTCGGTCGGGCAGGGTCCGCCACCGGCACCGTCGGCCACGCCGCCGCTGGTCCCGCCGCCACGCGGGCAGGGCGCACCCGGAGGCCCGGGCGGCATCGACATCCCCTCGATGATCCAGTCGGCGGTCGGCGGCGCGCAGCAGGCGTACCGGCAGTAAGCGATGGCGGAGAAGAAGCAGCGATACGACGACCGCATGCGGCTGCAGGACTACCGCGCCGTGTTCGGGTCGGGCGAGGGCAGGCGGGTTCTCCACGACTTAATGGCGCGGCACTACCTGCTGGGCTCGACGCTGTCGGCTGATCCTATTAGCATGGCGCATGCGGAGGGGCAGCGCGAGGTGGTGCTGCATATCCTGCGCTACATGCAGATGACACCCTCGGACATCCCGCAGGCGCGCATCGGCATGCTGGAGCAGTTTGAACTCGAAATAGGAGACGAGCCGCCGTGATACAGGATTTCAGGGCGCTGCAGCAGCGCCTCGACCAGATGGGACTGGAGTTGCTGGCGCGCGCGAACAGCCTCGATGCGCTGGCCCGGCAGGTCGACGAACGCACCTGCCAGCTTGACGCGCGCGAACGCGACCTCAACATGCGCGAGGACGACGTCATCATGGCTTGGGAGCAAATCAAGAAGGAAGCAAGGCAATGCCAGAAGACCTCCTAGGTGTTGACCCCCCGGCAGCGCCGCCTGCAGCGGCAGCACCGCCTGCTGCGCCGCCGCCTGCAGCGCCTGCAGCGGCTCCTGCAGCGGCTGGAACGCCGCCTGCCGCGCCCGCAGCCCCGCAAACCCCGCCGTCGCTCGGGACGGACCCGCAGCGCGAGTTCCTGAAGACGCTGCCGAAGGACCTGCAGGAGAACGCTTCGCTGGCGCGCTACTCCAACCCGGAGAGCCTTGCGCGCGCTTACGTCAACCTTGAGCGCACGCTTGGCAGCGACAAGGTGCCGATCCCCAAGGACCCCAACGATCAAGAGGCATGGGACCGCTACTACGTCGCGGGCGGGCGTCCGCCGGAACCGCAGGGCTATTCGTTCGAGAAGCCGCAGGCCATGCCGGAAGGCGTGTACTGGGACGAGAGCATGGAGGGCTGGTGGCGGCAGGCCGCGTTCCAGTCGGGGCTGTCGCAGCGCCAAGCGCAGAAGCTGGTCGACCAGTACCGCGACCGCTACGTGGCGCAGATCGACATGTACAACAGGTCGGTCGACACCGACGTGGTCAAGGGCAAGGCCGAACTGCAGCGCGACTGGGGCTCGGAGTTCGAGGCGCGCCGCGCGCTGGCGCGCGCCGCCTACCTCGAAATGCCGCCCGAACTGCAGAAGTCGGCCAAGGACAGCGGGCTGGCGCGCATGCCCGCGTTCATCAAGTACCTCTACCAGAACAAGGTGGCGACGACCGGCGAGCGGCAACCACGACCGCCGGGCGAGGCCGCCGACAACTCGCCGGACAACCTGCGCAACAAGATCGCGGCTTTCCGCAACACGCACGACGCGGCACTCAAGGACGCCAGCCATCCCGACCACGATCTGCGCCTGCGTGAACTCACAGACCTGCACAATCGGTTGTTTGTCGAAGCCCCGGCGGCGTGATACAGAAGGGCGTTGCGGGCACTCGGCTTCCGATCCGCAACGCCCCCTAAAATCGGATCGCCTTACGGCGGCACTCCGGCAGACTTTGAAACCCAAGTCGACCGGAGGACCGCTTGTCTAATTTCCGGCATGGTCACAAGCGTGTGGGTAGGGCGACGCCCGAATACAACGCTTGGAACAACCTGAAAAAGCGTTGCTACGATAGTTCTTCAAAAGACTACAAGAACTATGGTGCGCGCGGCATCACGGTTTGCGATGAATGGCTGAACTCATTCAGCGTGTTCCATGCTGCCATCGGCAAGCGTCCAACACCCCAACACACGATAGACCGGATTGACAACTCGCTTGGTTATCAACCCGGCAACGTGCGTTGGGCCACCCGCGATGTTCAAGGGAAAAATCGTCGCAATGTCCGGCGCTATTGGGTCGGCGAACTCGACTACACGCTGCCCGAAATAGCCGAACTCTTTGGCATCGCTTATTGGACCTTGCGCGCTCGCCTGCTTCGCCTCGGCTGGACGCTGGAGCGAAGCCTAGGCGTAGTGTCGCTAGCATAGGAAATTAGCTATGAGCTTTCAAATTACGACGGCATTTGTTGAGCAATACAAAGGGAATGTTGCTCACCTCGCGCAACAGAAAGGCAGCAGGCTCAGGTCGGCTGTCTCGACCGAAAGCGTGGTCGGCAAGACCGCGTACTTCGAGCAGATTGGTCCGGTCGCGGCGCAGGTCCGCGTCTCCCGCCACTCCGACACCCCGCGCATGGATACCCCACACGCCCGCAGGCGCGTGGCACTCGTCGACTACGACTGGGCCGACCTCGTCGATCAGGAAGACAAAGTCAGGATGCTGATCGACCCCGCCTCGCAATACGCGCAGGCCGCTGCTTGGGCGATGGGCCGCGCCATGGACGATGCGATCATTGTCGCAGCCACGGCCACGGCGAACACGGGCGTCGATGGTTCGACGCTCACGCCCTACGACACCACGATGACCATCCCGATCACGGTGAAGGACCCGGCAGCCTCGGCAGGCAGTTGGGGCCTCAACGTGCAGAAGTTGCTGGCGGCCAAGGAAATGCTCGACAGCAAGGACGTCGACCCGGACGAGGAACGCTTCATCGCCTGCCCGGCGCGGCAGATCACCTCGATCCTGTCGACCACCAAGACCACGTCCGCCGACTACAACACGGTCAAGGCGCTGGTCGAGGGCAAGCTGGACACCTTTGTCGGCTTCAAGTTCATCCGCATCCAGCGCACCACGCTGGACGGCTCGGGCAACGACAACGTGCTGTACTGGACGAAGTCGGGCATCAAGCTGGGCATCGGCAAGGACGCCTCCGCCCGCATCAGCGAGCGCGACGACAAGAACTACGCCACGCAGGTCTTCTATTCGATGATCATCGGGTCGACCCGCATGGAAGAAACCAAGGTCGGCATCATCACCTGTTCCGCGACTACAGGACCCGGCATCTAAATCCTCACGAGGGCGGCGTGACGGCTTCCACCCCGTTACGCCGCCAGCAAATGCGAACGCCAGCAATAGGGCTCGGCGTCTAGCAACAGGAGGCCATCATGGCCGTCGTTAATGCCAAATCCCCCGGCGTTGCCAACGCCGACGCAGCCGTACAAACGCTTTCCCCGAACGCCACCTCGGAAGGCAAGGCCGCCCACATGGTCGGCACCATCGCCAAGGCTGCGTCCGACAATGACGGATCGACCTACCGCATCGCGCGGGTTCACTCGTCTTGGCGCATCCTCTCCATCCTGCTGTTCAACGACGCCTTTGCGGCGGCTGCGGCGTGGACCGTCGGCCTCTACCGCACGGCGGCGGACGGCGGCGCTGTCGTCCTCGGCAACGCCTATACCTCGGCGCTCGCGCCGACGGCGGCGAACCAAGCCGGGCAGGAAGTGTCGTTCGGTGCCAACCGGCTCGGCTCGAAAATCGGACAGCAGGTGTGGCAGGACGCGGGCCTCACCGCCGACCCCAACCTCTGGTACGACGTGGTCGTCGTCGCAGGCACGGCGGGCGCGGCGGCGGGCAACATTTCGTGGAACATGGAATACGTGAAGTAACCTGCCACGGCAGGGGTCAAAAGGTCGAACATGCCCGCGTCGACACTTCCGATCACCGACCTTGGCATCGCCAACCTTGCCCTGATCGACTTGGGCCAGCCGACGCTGGCTGTCGCTGACAGCACATCGAAGGCTGGCCGCCTTTTTCTCACCAGCTACGAGCCCACCGTTCTGGAAATGCTGCGCTCGCACCCGTGGCGCTGCTGCCGCGCGCAGGCGCAACTGGCCTCCGACCCGACCGCCAAGCCGCTGTTCGGCTACGCGCTGGCCTTCCGGCTGCCTGCGGATTTCGTGCGCACGGTGTACGTCGAGGGCACCAATGACGGCGACGTGTCGAACAACATCGAGCCGTTCGCCCGGCACGGCCAGTATATTCACTGCAACATCGAGGGCTTCCGCTTCACCTACATCGCGCGCAAGCCAACCGACGAGTTCGACCCCGGGCTGGTGGCGACCATTGCCGCGCGGCTGGCGTGGCGCTGGTGCAAGCCGTTCACCGACAGCGCCAACGACGTGAAGATGTATCAGCAGGCCTTCGCGGAAATATCCGCCGACGCCAAGTTCGCCGACGCCATGGACGGCTCGCCCGACATCATGCCGCTGTCCACATGGGAGCAGGCACGTCTGTCTGACGTGTGATGGGCACCGTCAACAGCATCCTGACCAACTTCACGGCTGGCGAAATATCCCCGCGCATCTACGGGCGGGTCGACCTTGCCAAGTACCAGAACGGCGCGCGCGAACTCACCAACGTGGTGGTGCTGCCGCAGGGCGGCGCGCGCAAGCGCGGCGGCACGCTCAACGTGTCGACCGTCAAGGACAGCAATCCGAACTCGATCCTTGTGCCGTTCGTATTCTCTACGACGCAGGCCTACATGCTGGAGTTCGGCCCGGGCTATATCCGCTTCTTCAAGAACCAAGGCATCATCTTCGACGTGCAGAGCGCCATCGTCGGCATCACGCGGGGGGTCACCACCACCATCGCCTGCGCCGCCGCGCACGGGCTTTCCACCACCGACCGCGTCATCTTCACCAACATCGGCGGCACGCACCAGCTTAACAACCGCGAGTTCACGGTGACCGGCGGCACGGCGACGACGCTGGTCATCAACGTCGACAGCCGCACCTACTCGCCCTACACAAGCGGCGGCGTATCCTCGCGCATCTACGAGGTGGCGACCCTCTACTCCGCGCAGGACATCGCCACGATGACCTTCACGCAGTCGGCGGACACGCTGTTCCTGTTCACCTCGAACTGGCCCATCACGCTGCTCAAGCGGCTGTCGCATGCGTCATGGACGCTCAACACCGGCAACGTCGAGGAAGGCCCCTTCCTCGACATGAACATCAACGACGGCATCCGCGTGTCGCTCGACGTGGCGAGCGGTTCGGCGGTGATGACGTTCAACTACCCGATGCTCAACGACGCGCATGTCGGCTCGCTGTGGCGCATCTGGGAGCAGTCGAACGGCTCATCCTTCGGCTATGCGACATGGGCACCGGGGGCGACGGTCACCGTCGCGAACAACACCTTCTGGGAGTACAAGGGCAACGTGTACTTTGTGGTGTCGGGCGGCGGTGGCGTTATGGCCTCGACCGCATCCTACCCGACGCACACGCGCGGCATCGTCGACGTGTTCTACGGCACGGCGGGCGAAGTCGCGCAAATGAGTTACGAACATTCCGGCTACTGCGTGGTGCAGGTCACCGACGTCATCAACACGCAGCAGGCCTACGCCAACATCGTCAAGTACCGCACGCCCTACACCGCCTACTCCGCCCGGTCGTCATGGATGTGGCAGGAGGGGGCGTGGTCCGACTATCGGGGCTACCCGACCACCGCCACCTTCCACGAGCAGCGGCTGGTGGCAGCCAACACGGAATGGCAGCCGACGACGCTGTGGGGCAGCGACATCGACGCCTACCTCAACTACAAGGACGGCGACAAGGCCGACCTGTCCTACAACTACACCATCAGTTCCGATCAGGTCGACGCCATCCGCTACCTGTCGACCACCAAGCGGCTGGTGGTCAACGCCACCTCGGGCGAGTACACGGTGGCGGCCTCGAACGCGAACGAGGCGATCACCTCGACCAATATCAAGGTGTCACGTGAAACATCGTTCGGCACGGCGCTGGTCAAGCCGGTGCGGGCCGGTCCCGCCATCCTGTTCACCCAGCGCAAGGGCAGGAACGAGAACCCGGCGCGCCGCCTGCGCGAGTTCGTCTACAACTTCCAGACCGACAGCTACGCCGCCCCCGACCTCACCATCCTGTCGGAGCACATCACCGCCCCCGGACTGATCCAAGGGGCCTACGTGGCGGTGCCCGACCTGATGATCTGGTACGCGCGCGCCGACGGCGACATGGTGGCGATGACCTACGAGCGCGACCAGCAGGTGGTCGGCTGGCATCACCACCAGATTGGCGGCGGCGGACTGGCGCGCGGGGTCGCCTCCATCCCGGGGCTGGGCGGTGACGAACTGTGGATGATCGTCGAGCGGGTGGTCGGCGGGCAGACGGTGCGGCATGTCGAGGTCGGCCAGCCGGGTCTGGAAGACGGTGCGGCGCTGGAGGACGGCTTCTACCTCGATGATGCGCTGCTGTACGTCGGGCCGCCGGTCACCACCATCACCGGGCTGTGGCACCTCAACGGCATGCTGGTCAGTATGCTGGCCGACGGCGTGCCCTACCACGGCAAGGCGGTGAACAACGGGGTGGTCACGCTCGACATCCCGGCGTCCAAGGTGCTCATCGGCTACAACTACACGGCGCGCATCCGGACCCTGCACATCGAAGCGGGGGCTCAAGGGGGCACCGCGCAAGGGCAAATCGGGCGCGTCTTTGAAATCACCGCGCGGCTGCAGTACTCGGTCGGCGGCAGCTACGGCACCGATTTGATGGCGGCCAATGGCGGGCTCGACCCGATCCCCTACCGATCCGCCGACGCGCCGCTGGAGACGGCGATCCCGCTGTTCTCCGGGGACAAGCGACTGCCGTTCGACGGCGAGTGGGACAGGGACAGGTATATAGTCATAGAGCATGCGGACCCCCTACCATTTACGCTCACAGCCTTGATAATCGGCCAGCGAGTTTCGGGGTAGGCCAATGTGCGTTGCAGCCCTTGGCGTCATCGGCGCTGTCGTTTCGGCAGTCGGGTCACTTGTCGGCGGCATGGCAGCGGCAGCGGGGGCGAGGCAGAAGGCCGACGCGGAGGCGCAGGCCGCCAACTATCAGGCGGCGGTGGCGCGCAACAACGCGACCGCCGAGGCCTACAAGGCATCCGAAAAAGGTCAGGACATCGCCATCAAGGGCGACTACGCGCTGGCGCAGCAGCGCGCGGCGTTCGCCTCGTCGGGCGCACAGGTATCCACAGGCACACCCGTCACCGTGTTCGGGCAGAGCGCGGGCCGCATCGCGGGCGACGTCGCCGATACCCGCTACGCGGGCGCGCTGGAAACACAACGCTGGCAGGATCAGGCGACCCTCTCGTCGATGCAGGCGATCAACGCCAAGAAGGCGGGCGACATCGCTGCGCAGGGCGCGATCATCGGCGGCATCACCGGGGCAGCCGGGGGACTGGTCAAGGGCTTTGGAGGCGGGGGCGGAGGCGGTCAGTCGCTGACCCTGTTTAGCTGATGGTGAAAGTGCCGACATGGGATCAGAACGTCAGCGACCTCCCGGGCGCAAGCAAGACGCCATTTGCCACCCCGGAGGCGTTCGGTTCGGAAATCGGCACGGCGCAGGCCAGCGCGGGCAAGGCCATCGCAGGCGGACTGGAAACCCTCGGCGGGGCGCTGACCCAGCAGTTCGACGAGCAGGAGGCGCTCAAGGGCAAGTCGATCCTGTCCGACCACGAAGCCGCCGTCACCGCCTACCGCACGCAGCTTGAGCGCGACACGCCGCCGGATCAGGTGTCGACCATCCCGAAGGCGGTGCAGGACTTCGCCACTCAAGACTGGAACACGCGGCGGCAGGGCGT